AAGCGGTACGAACTTGGGGAGAAAGGTGATGAGGTCATTAATGCGCTTGGTAAACGCCGCGCCGATTTTAGTGAAGGGGATCTTGATCGTTATGGTGCTTACTGTTGCAACGATGTTGATCTGACCCACAGACTTTTCCACATACTAGCCGAAAACTTTCCGAAGTCTGAACTAAAAGTTATTGACATAACTCTGCGGATGTTTACGCACCCGCAACTGATGCTGGATCTGCCCCTGCTTGAGCAACACCTGCACGATGTCAAAACTAGGAAAGAGAAACTGCTTGAAGTGGCTGCCGCTGACCGCGATACGCTGATGTCTAATGACAAGTTTGCAGAACTGATACTGTCATTGAAAGATAAAGATAGCGGGGAGCCAGTATTTAAATCTGCCGATCTGTTGCCTCGTAAAGTTAGCGCACGCACAGGCAAAGAGGTTTGGGCTTTCGCCAAGACCGATGAAGGCTTCAAAGAACTGGCTTCTCATCCTGACCCGCGCGTTCAGGCTTTGGTTGCGGCCCGACTCGGGAACAAAACTACGCTTGAGGAAACACGTACGCAGAGGTTTATAGACATAGCCAAACGTGGGCGGATGCCCGTCCCGCTTAAGTACTATGCCGCGCACACTGGTCGGTGGGGTGGCGATGACAAAATCAACTTGCAGAACTTGCCAAGCCGGGGGCAGAACGCAGGCAGGCTGAAGACAGCCATCCGGGCACCAAAGGGTTACGTGTTAATAGATGCAGACTCCTCCCAGATCGAGGCTCGCACCGTGGCATGGTTGGCGGGGCAGACCGATTTAGTGGATGCGTTTGAGAAAGGCGAAGATGTATACAAGATTATGGCATCGGCTATCTATGCAAAGAACGCTGACGCAATTACAAAGGAAGAGCGGTTTGTCGGAAAGACAACAATCCTTGGTGCTGGATATGGCATGGGGGCTATTAAATTCCGCGACCAACTTAAAGTATTCGGAGTCGAGATCGACGAAACGGAATCACAGCACATCATCAACATCTATCGACAAACTTATAAAAACATCCCCACGCTATGGAAGCAGGGGCAAAATGCGCTTGATGCGATTATGGCAAATCGGGATGTGGCGTTGGGCGAATACCCCGATGCTCTTAGTGTCCAAGGAGATAAAGGAATACGACTTCCTTCCGGGCTGTATATACGATATTCCGAACTCGCAAAAGATCCCGATGGCAATTACTCCTATAAAACCCGAATGGGGCGCACCAAAATCTATGGTGGGAAAGTTATCGAAAACGTATGCCAAGCCGTTGCGCGGTGCATCATAGCCGAGCAGATGACCCGTATTGCCAAGAGGTACAAGGTTGTATTGACGGTACACGATGCGATAGCATGCCTGGCGCCCACGGGTGAACGTGACAACGCTGTAAAATATGTTGAGGAATGTATGCGGTGGCGTCCTGACTGGGCTAGGGATTTACCCTTAAATTGTGAAGTTGGAAGCGGAGAGAGTTATGGTGAGTGTTGATAAGGCCGTGGACTATGCGGCATACGAGTTGCAGGTAAAACACCTTCTGAAAGAGGTGCATAACTTGTTGTTGAAAGGCGACTGGAAGGGTGCGGCTTCCACAATTGACATGACCATAGTAGAGTTGCGGCTGATGCGAACTGCGGTCAAAAGCCAAATTAAAAATGCCTAACTACACATGGTCTTATTCCTCACTTGGTCTGTTCCAACAATGTCCTAAGAAGTATTACCACCTCCGAGTAGCCAAAGACTACAAAGAGCCGGAGACCGATGCCTTGCTGTACGGCAAGCGTCTGCACGAGGCGGCTGAGTTATACATAGGTAAGGGCACCCCCCTACCGCCTCAGTTTGGCTTCATCAAGAACATGCTGGATCTACTAAAGACATTAGGTGAAGGTGGGGAGTTTCTGTGCGAATACCGCATGGCCCTGACCCGGGACTTGAAACCCTGCGACTTCTTTGCCAAGGATGTGTGGTGGCGGGGTGTGGCTGATCTAGTAATCATAAAAGATGACAAGGCGTATCTTGTGGACTACAAGACGGGTAAATCATCCCGGTATGCCGATACCAAGCAGTTGGAGATACTGGCCTTGGCGTTGTTTAAGCACCGCCCTGACCTGAAACTTGTTAAGGGTGGCCTGCTCTTTTTGGTGGCAAACGACTTTGTGAAGGTGGATTATGAGGGTAGCCAACAGGCAGAGCCGTGGGTAAAATGGCTAAATGAGACCAAGCAGTTGGAGGCCGCATACGAGAACGAGGTATGGAACCCCAAGCCGAATTTCTCCTGCAGGCAGTATTGCATAGTGACCGACTGCATACATAACGGAAAGAATCATTAATGCCGTATACGAAGTCACCACGCCCGTACAAGCATGAGTATGAGATGCAATTAAAACGGGATGAACACAGCGACAGGATGGAGCGTCAGCGTGCTCGACGTGCACTGGATAAAAAAGGTGTGAGTCGCGCTGGTAAAGATGTTAGCCATAAGGTTGCACTGAGCAAGGGTGGTACGAACAAGGACGGATACGTACTGGAATCCCCTAGTAAAAATCGTTCGCGCAATTACAAGAAAAAGAAGTAAACTAGGTTTTACAGTAGTAAAGTTTTTCGGGCTGAAAGTGAAAACATCACTTTCGGCCTATCGGCGTCTTGTTGGAGAGTGAATTGCAAATACTAGAAAATAAAGCATTGTTGTTGAAAGTAAAAGAACCAAACCGTATCACTACGGTTATCCCCAAAAGCAAAGTGCTTGATACGGGCGAAGTGCTTGTGAAGTGGGGGCTTGAAGAAGCACAGGTGCTAAAGAACTTACGCATCCGAAACGTACCATCACCCATCATCGCTCACTACGATTGGCCCGGACTCTACAGACCGTTTGCTCATCAGAAAACTACCGCAGAATTTTTAACACTACATCGCCGTGCGTTCTGCTTTAACGAGCAAGGCACAGGTAAAACAGGCAGTGTGATTTGGGCGGCTGATTACTTGATGAAGTTAGGCATCATCAAACGAGTGCTGGTGCTCTGCCCGTTGTCAATCATGGAGTCTGCATGGGTAAATGATTTGTTTAGATTTGCCATGCACCGCACGGTTCAGGTTGCTCATTCGTACTCACGTGATAAACGAATCAAAGCAGTTAAGTCAGATGCAGAGTTTGTGATTTGTAATTTTGACGGGCTTGAGATTGTCAAAGATGCAGTCAACGAAAGCGGATTTGATCTCATCGTAGTTGATGAAGCAAACGCGTACAAAACGGTAACTACAAAACGCTGGAAAACTTTAGCCTCAATCATCAAGCCGAGCACGTGGGTATGGATGATGACTGGAACTCCGGCGGCTCAGGCACCTACCGATGCGTATGGACTTGCAAGGATTGTCAACCCCGGGTCAGTACCTAGATTCTTTGGGTCGTTTAAAGATCAGGTCATGCAGAAGATTACCCAATTTAAATGGGTGCCTCGGCCCCGGGCAGAAGAGATAGTGCATCAGGTGCTACAACCTGCCATCCGGTTTACCAAAGAAGAGTGCCTTGATTTGCCGGACATGACATACGTCACCCGACAGGTTCCCTTGACCGCGCAGCAGCAGAAGTATTACGAGACCATCCGTAAACATATGGTAGCAACCGCCGCTGGCGAAGATATTACGACGGTGAACGCAGCAGCAAACCTTAATAAGTTACTGCAACTATCTTGTGGCGCTGTGTATTCCGATAGTGGAGAGGTCGTAGCCTTTGACGCTTCCAACCGGATAGCCGCGCTAAAAGAGGTCATTGACGAGGCATCGCACAAAGTTATTGTGTTTGTCCCGTACAGGCATGCAATACAGATTGTGTACGAAGAATTAATTAAGGACGGATACACCGCAGAGATTATTAGTGGTGCTGTGTCTGTTAATGCACGTACGGACATCTTCAATAGGTTTCAGACAGAGAAAGATCCAAAGGTTTTAATCATCCAACCACAGGCGGCATCTCATGGAGTTACTTTGCACGCCGCAAACGTAGTCGTGTATTGGTCTCCGGTGATGTCTGTAGAAACTTATTTACAGGCGAATGCTCGTGTGCATCGAGCGGGCCAACGTAATCCATGCACCGTGGTACACCTCCAAGGCTCACATGTTGAGAAGCGGATGTATTCGATGCTTGAAGCGAAAGTTGATATTCATACAAGAGTTGTTGATCTCTACAAAAATTTGCTTGAAGATGCTTGACAGAGTAAAATCGTTTTATTAGTATTATCAAACATAACAATACGGAGAGTGAAAATGAGCGAAGTCTCTGCTGATAGGCTTGTTAAAGCCTACATAAAAATCCGTGATAAGCGGAAACAAATTGCTGATGAGTTTGAAAAGCAAGATAAAGAATTAGAAGAAACTCAAGACCGTATCTCGGAGGAGATTCTTACCATCTGTAAATCAATGGGTGCTGATGGGTTCAAGACTGAATTTGGCACGGTGACTCGCCGTGTAGCAAAAAGGTTTTGGACTAATGATTGGCACTCGTTTCACAAGTTTCTATTGGAACATCAGATGCCGGAGTTATTGGAGAAGCGTATTGCGCAGACCAATATGGCTACGTTCCTTGAAGAAAACCCCGATTTGCTACCACCGGGGCTAAATGTGGATAGCAAATACACCATCTCAATCAGGAGAAAAACATGAGTGAGGATCAAGAAATTAGTTTACGACTGGAGGCGATGCGTATGGCTGTAGAGTTTTATAAAAAAAGTAATGCTGATACTCATGATTTGATAGGTATGGCTTTAATTGTTTATCAATTTTTAAAAGGGGAAATTCCAAATGAGTGAACTTGCAGTATTAAATCAAAACCTACCTGCGCACCTGCGTAGTCTTGACGGTATTGATGAGACCACTAAAGCCCTTATGGGTGGCGGTGGTGGGTCTAAACGCATATCCATCGAAGGTGGTGTGTGGCGCATGATGGTCAACGGTAAAGAGGTTGCCCGTAACGAAGAGCGGGTGATGAATGTAGTCATCGTTGCCGCCGCGCCAAAAGTATCTCGTACATACTATGCAGGCGTATACAAGAAGGGTGTTGCTTCTGCCCCGGATTGCTGGTCTGCCGATGGTGAAGTGCCGGATGCCAAGGCTAAAAACCCACAATCAAAGGCTTGTAAAGACTGCCCTCAAAATATCAAAGGGTCGGGTCAAGGCGATAGCCGTGCGTGCCGTTTCTCTCAACGTCTTGCTGTAGTGCTTGAGAACGACATCAGCGGCGACGTGTATCAACTCACCCTGCCAAGCCAGTCTATCTTTGGTGAAGGCGAACCCGGGAAGTGGCCCCTGCAAACGTACGCCAAGATGATTGGTAGTAAAGGCGTGCCCATCACTTCAGTTGTCACCGAGATGCGCTTTGACACTAACAGCGCAACACCCAAACTGACTTTCAAGCCAGCAAGGTTCCTAGAAACCGACGAATTTAATACGGCTTTGGGTAAGGGAAAAACCGGAGATGCAATTAAGGCAATCACCATGACGGTTGCTCAGGTTGATGGTGTAGACTCAGAAGTTCCCGCTCAGGAAACTGAAAAAGCCGAAGCATCTAAAGTCGAAGCAGAAGCCGTTGAAGAACCTACCAAACGTGCAAGCAAGAAGGACGAAGCCCCTGCACCTAAGAAGGATCTCACCAAGATTCTTGAAGAATGGGATGACCAATAAGGGGGCATCATGTCACGCGGTTACACAACCAAATTCATCGCGGCTGTCAACGCTGCAGATCAATCCAAGTTAGGTGTACGGCTTGCACAACTCTGCATTGACAATGACATCCCGGTGAAAGATGTGTCTGAGTTCCTCAAAGTTACACGCATGACGGTGTATCACTGGTTCAAAGGTGAGACAAACGTGCTTGGTCAGCATAAAGAGATAGTAGAAAAATTAATTGCGAAACTAAGTACGTAAACGGTTTAAGGAGGCTAGGGGGCACCCGAAAAGGGTAGTTCGCCGTCCTATCCCTGCCTACCTTATTTTAACGACGGCGCACTGAACGATGGCGGCTATGTTATCTAGAGAAGAGTTTCTTTCTCTTGTTTTACCACCTACAGGACAATACTGTGTGGTCGGGCTGAAGCAAGGTAAAGCACCAAGACAGGTATTCGTAGAATCAATTGATGAGGTCTGCAACTACGCAGACGCTATGGTGCACAAGGGTTACGACGCATACTTTGCCCTTGCATCTTTCACCGATCCGAATGAGGGTCGCACAAACGTAAACGCTGATCAACTTGGGTCATTCTTTGTAGACATCGACTGCGGCCCCAACAAGCCGTACGCAGATCAGCAAGAGGGTGTCGAGGCTCTGATTGAGTTTATCGCTACATCCGGCATGCCCAAGCCAACAGTCTTGGTTAATTCAGGGCGCGGCTTGCACGCCTACTGGGTGCCGGAACAGCCGTTACCAAAAGCAGAATGGAAACCTTTGGCCGAGTCGCTCAAGGCACTGTGCCAAAAGCACGGGCTACAGGCTGACCCTGCGGTGACTGCCGACGTGTCTCGCATCCTGCGCATACCTGAGACACTTAACTTCAAAGACCCAGACAACCCCCTGCCAACAAAAATCGTAGCGTCACGTGAACGCGTGGAGATTGCCAAGTTACGTCAAGTATTAGTAACTTTAGACGACTTTGATATTCCGGGTAAAAAGCCTTTTGTTAAGCAACTAGACCCGATGACCTTGGCACTGATGGGTAACTACCAGTCTAAATTCAAAACAATTCTCATCAAGTCGATGAATGGGGAAGGATGTGAACAACTTGCTAATGCGTTTAGGAATCAGGCAATACTCGAAGAACCTCTATGGAGAGCCGCTTTATCAATTGCCCATTCCTGCGTGGACGGATCTGTGGGTATCCACAAAATATCAGAACAACACCCTGAGTACTCAGCAAATAGAACTATTAAAAAGGCTTCAGAAACTAAGGGACCTTACACCTGCGATACATTCAGAAAACTTAACCCCACGGGGTGCCAAGACTGTCCGCTCAAAATATCATCGCCTATCCAAATTGGAAGACAAATTATCGAAGCCTCAGAAGAAGATAACGTTGTCACCCACGTTGAACAGGCTACTAAAGAAGAAGTAACCTACACGATCCCCAATTTCCCGTTCCCATATTTCAGGGGTAAAGTTGGTGGGGTCTATCGGCGTGCTGATCCCAATAAAGAAGATGACAAAGACGAACTAATCTACCCGTACGATCTCTACGTGGTGAAACGAATTCACGACCCGGACGATGGGGAAACACTACTTATGAGACTGCACCTACCCAAAGATGGGGTGCGAGAATTTATTATGCCGTTGACCTCAGCACTGTCAAAAGAAAAGTTTGTAAACAGAGTAGCCCAAGAAGGGGTAGCAATACTAGGAAAGAAACAGGACTTACTTATGGCGTACGTAACAAGATGGGTTGAGGAACTGCAGGCTATGGGCAAATCGGAAATCGCTCGTAAACAGTTTGGCTGGCTGGAAGATGACAGTGCATTTATTGTTGGTGACAGAGAAATCCGCGCCGATGGTCAGGTGCTCTATAGCCCCCCAACCGTTGTGACACTACCGATCATTCCTGCGTTTAAGACCAAGGGCGACTTCCACACTTGGAAAGACATCATCAATGCCTATGGCAGACCCGGAATGGAGCAACGTGCCTTTGCGTTCTTCATGGGTTTTGGTGGACCGCTTATGAAGTTTGTAGGTGAAGGATTCTTGGATGGATTCTTGCTCAATCTAGTCAGTCAGCGCGGTGGATCAGGCAAAACTACCCTGCTACACGCCATTAATTCGATCTACGGTAACCCCAAGCAGTTGATGTTATCTTATAAAGATACGCATAACCATCGCATGCAACGTATGGGCACCATGCAGTCTATGACCCCTACGATTGATGAGTTGACCAATCTGGAAGTGAAGATTATGTCAAACCTTGTGTATGACATCACCTCCGGCAAGGGCAAAAATCGTATGAGCGGCAAGGCTAACGTCGAGCGGATTAACCTCACGACTTGGCAAATCCCGGTGGTCTCCTCATCCAACCGCCGTGTCAAAGACGCCTTGATGACCCTCAAGTCTTTCCCTGATGCGGAACTGCTACGAATACTGGAAGACGAAATCCTGCCCGATACCCATAACGACCCCACATGGTCAAAGTCCCACTTCGGACGCATCATCAATAATTATGGGCACGCAATTGACCCCTACATAAAATACGTCGCGGGCAATCTTCCCACCGTAGTAGAACTTCTTAACAGGGTCAATCAGAAGTTAGACCGAGCAGCCGAGATTACGAACACCGAGCGGTATTGGTCAGCCGGAATAGCCATCGACCTGACAGGCGGCATCATCGCCCATAACTTGGGACTGCATAACATCCCGATAGAACCCGTCTTTCAGCACGCGGTAGACCTCGTTAAAAACACCCGGAACAAGAACAACGAAGAGTTCTCAAGCGTCAGCGACTACCTTGGGGCCTTCCTACAGCGGCACTATCAGGATATTTTGGTCATCAACGGCAAGGCCCACAGCCGGACAGGGCTGGAACAGGGGCCGATCCGGGAGCCTCGTGGCAAGGTTGTAGTGCGCTATGAGCCCGATACCAAGATGCTCTACGTGGTCAACAAAGACTGGCGGGATGACTGTGCCAAGACCTTTATGGGCTACGAAGACACCCTGAACCCCTACCGCAAGAACAAAGCCTACACCGGCCTGAAGAAGAAACGCATGCTGGCGGGCACCGCTATGGGGGCATCTGATGGGGTTATGGCCCTTACCTTTGACACTACCAAACTGGAATTTTTCGCAGAGGATGCGCTAGTAAATGCAGATTCTAAATCTGACAGTGAAGATACCTTGGGGGTCGATTAAGCCCGGGATGTCGTTTTTCATACCCTGCCTAGATAGCGAGAACGCCGCGAAGCAACTGACGTGGGAGGCGGGCCGGTTAGGCTATACAGTTGTCTGTAAACAAGTTATCGAGAATAACCGATATGGATTGCGCTGCTGGAGGGTGGAGTGATATTCTCGGGCCTTCACTCTCCTATCTACTCCTCGATAGGTTTAGCCCCGGCCTAGCCCGGGGCATTTTTTTAAAACCCTGCCGCTTTCCGCATAAACGGGGTATTGATTTCTTTAAGAATTTCGTTTTCAGTCCTCTCCAAATCCTCAAGAACATTTTTCTTGTCCGCACCACTCATGTTCGGGTCATTGGAAACAATCTTTTTTAGGGCCCGGATGTTCTCAAATTGTTGATCTAATTTGCTAATCATCCCGCCAAGTGAATACAGCATAAGATTTTTGTCGGACTCAAGGTATTTCACAAGTTCGTCGATCTGTCCCCGGGCACGGAACGTATTTACAGTGCTAGTAACACGATCAATATCTTCACGGAAGTTGTAATACTGCTCTTTGTATCCGCCCGGAACACGATCATACATAAATGTTTTAAACCCGGGCAGTTCATACAAACGCTTATCTGGGCGATTAGCGCCAAACATATTGGTTACATCTAACAACGTACCACCTGCAATACCTGTGTAACCACGCATCATGTAATCAAGTTTTACGGGGGAATAATTTATCAGTCCCCCAAGCATTTTAGCCAGTTCAGAAGTGCTGTCAGTGTACTGCTGTGCAGGCTCAAGTTTCTCTAATCCACGCCCAACAATTGGGGATTGGGTAAAGAAAGAATAATTAACCATAACTTCCAAAGTCGGTTTAATAAACTGTGGAGTCATGTTAGGGCTGGCAAAAGCATCAAATGCCGCAGACCCGATAGCCTTGCGCAAAGTCGTAGCATCTTGGGGACTGTTAGTGCCTTGGCTAGTTACGTAGTTGTAAATACGTTCAGGAAGAACTTTGAATAAGAAGCCAACTTCAGGAGCCACAGGAATCTTATTCGGTGCCCACTCAGGTAAACCGGGGATAATAAAATTCTTATCTTTTTCGTAATCGCGCAGACCTTCGTACTCATCATCGCCACCAACCAGCATGGCGTAAATGGAAGATAGGGCGGCTAACTTAATTCCAGTTTTCCAGAATAGCATCGTAGCCAGCCTGCGTTCTTCAGCCGCAATACCACGTCCAGTCATGCTACGGTAGAAAATGTCCATACCTTGAATGTAAGCATTCATAAACGGTATGACTTGACGTAACGTGCCAATCAGTTTGCCCCTACCCTGCCGCTTAAAGTTAATAATTTCTTGTGCGCGGTAACGTGCAAGTAACACATCCCCGTCAGGAAACTGGGCCGATTTGGTTTCTGCAAGTGTCTGCTCAAACACGGCTTTACGCATCGCAGCATCAGAAGCGATAGACGGGGCTTCTGCAAATGAGAACACACGGTCAAATATGCCGCGTTGCTTTACTCCAAACTCTTTCTCAATAGCGTCTTGTGCCCGTCCCGGCATGAAGTCATAGGCACCAGCGATACCCATAGACTTGAGATCTTTGGTTAGGGGGTCGTCGCCAAGTTCTTTTATAAAGTTTTTGAGAACTTTACTAGGCACACTAAACGGGTTTTTTACACCTGAGTTAGTTGTAGCACGGTATGAATCTTGGAACACCTGACTGAGCGCAAACTGCGGGGTGGCTGTGGTTGCCTTGCGAAGCACATTAGATAGGCTTGCAAATGCTTGGATAACAGGGCCACCCATACTCTCTACGCCTTTAAACGCATACACGTCAGCGATAGAGTCAAACTCATAGGACTCCGGCTTACCGTTGCGGTAGATAAAGATTACGTTGTTTGGGTTAACGCCTGCAGCCTGCGGGCTTGGTATTTTCTTGGCACCGAGATTGTTGGTTACAAAAGCATCTGTGAGTTTGGTGGCAGCATGGTTACGGATAGCACTGTTACCCATCCAAAATGTCAGGCCCACCATATTGTCAAAGATGTTATTGATTGGCTCAAAACCACCCTTAAGTTGCTTCATGCTCCCAAGGTTGGTTAAACCTTTTGAATACATCTGTGGGCTGTTCTGAACTAACTCTTCATAGTCCTTGATACGGTTCCAAGGCACGTAGTCAACGACATTTTTCCAAGACTGAGCCTGCTGTGCGTCTAAACGTCCACCCTGAACCATCGCATCAATCATGCCGTTTTTAAATTCCGTGAACTCTTTAAACGCTGCTTCTAGTTCAGGGAACTTTTTAAAGGCATCCATACCCGCTTTGATTTGCGCAGGGCTAGGCAGTAACGATGCAGGTACAGGGGAGTTAGGGTCGTTCATCAATGAGTTAGCACGACGGGCAATAAATGCGTCATTAGCCAACTTAAAGGCAAGATCCTGATCTCCTAGTTTTATACCAAGATCTTTAATCTTATCCATGACCCCTTGCATTGAGTTAGGGCCATCTTTTGCTACCCATCCAATATCTTTATCAAGCACTAGCCTACCGCGCTTCATGGCTTCTACAGTCATCACGTCAGCATGCTCGGCGGCGGTCATAAATACATCAGGTCGTATGTTGCCTAGCGAATCTCGAATAGCCCCGTTATAAGCATCGAACAACTTACGTTCGACAGATGCACCCTTATAAGCAACCCGTACACGTAACCTATCAACCTGCTCCTGCCGATAGGATGGATCAAAGAAGAAGGCACCCACTTTCTGCATGGTGCTCATCTGTGGTTGCTTGGGTTGGGTGTTGCTAATGTTACCCATAGCCTGAATGGTGGCTTGGGCTTGCTGTCCAGCCGCAGTCAAAACGGGTTTGCGACGGTATCTGATGTTTCCGGTGCTTGCATCAAACGATCCAAGGTTACCAGTAGCGGATTTAACTTGGTTGGACTTAAACACACCAAGATTTTTAACACCAGCCTCACGGATATAAAACCCGTCGTACCCGGCTTCCTTAATAGCATCTTGGAAAGGTTCCTGTTCAATAACCCCCCAATTACCTTCCATAGTGTTGCCATAAATGATGTCGGTAAGGCTATCTATACCATCTCTTATTAAACTAATTTCGGATTTTAGGAGATGTTTGGTAAACACACTGCTTTTATCAGATATACTTCCGCGACCAAAATCCAAATAACCCTGATCTATTAATTTTTGAATGATAGGCCGTACGTGCTCTTCATTCTGATAGTCAAACGGTTTTTCTGCCCGAACATATAAGGGCATGATGGTTTCCCCAACAGGGATAAGTTCTCCAGTAGCCTGAGCGTATTGATCTGGTAAATAGTCAAATACATCTATGGTGCTTATTTTTTCAAAATCTTCTTTTGTGTTTGGCCCGTTTGCATCTGGATTTGCAGCCAAATTAGCAAACACCCCATCCTGTTCAGCAATTTGAATAACCCTATTCCTAAGCATGTTCATTTGCTCAGGAGTCATATTGTGGCGGAGTTCACGCCTTACATATTCAAAAGAAGAACTACTAAAACTCTCTGCAAACCTAGGGTCGGCGGTAACAAAAATTGCATTAGCCTGCTTGGGGATAAATTCATTAATATCCCGGGCTGTGCCGTGGAACATTAGGATGGGACGACCTTGTTCATCCACAGTCTTACTATCACCAAACCACTTCCAGAAGTTACGAATTCCTTCTTCAGTAGCCGCCAAGGGTCGGCCCTTAGAGTCATACAAGGACCGCTGAACACCACCTATATCAATTGTCTTGGCATCTATTGGGGTTCCATCATTCTTGTAAACCACATCCTTAGAAGCCTTACCCACACCCCGGGTGCCTTTGCCTTCAATCACGTAGTCACGGAAAGAATCTAGCAGGTCAGTAACTTCCTTATCGCGCAGAGTTTTAATGCCAATCATCTGCATAAAGTTACGGATAAGTTTCTTCAGTTGGTGCAGTGCATACTGCATCAGGGTATCTGTGCGGACAAACCTTGCCTCGGTAGCCTCAGCCAACACCTCTTCGACAGCCGTGCTTAAATCCATGCCTTCAGCCATTTTTAGGTTGGCTTTGGCTCGTACCTGATAGTTAGTGTTGTAGAGACGGTGCATGACCTTGCGGTACTCAGCACCCAAAATTGACTGCAAACCGTAGTGACCAATGACCTCATGCACTACCGTTAAGGCAGCGTCTTGTGGGCTCTTGATGTTATCGGCTATGAGATAAACCGTCTGATCGTTAGGATTAAAGGCGCCCGGAACACTTCCTGCACCATCTCTTAACAACTGAGCCTGCATGGGAGCAGGCAGTCCATCTACGCTTTGCACCACCACGATTGGAGGTGCGTTTTTCCAATTCTTTGTAAAGGTAGATACAAATCTATCAACAGCGGCTTTGGTGCTCTTAGCGCCTTTCTCAGACTTACGATAGCGAATCTTACGGCCTGATAGTAAATCTTGAATCCCAGCAGTATTCTGAAATATCTGCTCTTCAACACGCTTTGTAACTTCTTCATCTTTCTTGCGCTTTTCAGCATTCTGTTTACGTAAATCTTCGTTTTGCTTACTAAGAGACTCTTGCTCCATGCGTTTCTCTTCGGCTTTTTGCTCACGCTTGGCCCGCATGGCTTCGTTGTACCGGGAAAGATACATGGCACCCGCTTTATTTAGGGTACGTTGCTGTTGAATCTCCCGGTCTACAAAGGCTTTTTGTTCAGGAGTTAAGGCTTCGTAAGATGTTTTGGCAAGGCGATTAACCTTCTTCTCAAATGCAAACTCACCAGCAATCCGTTTAAGCGCCCCCTCGACGGAGCCTGTTTGCTCAACATACTGGGCTAGATAGGCGTTTGCCTCGTCAACATCAGCCTTTGGAACCGGACGCTTGCGTGTTACTTTCTTATCAAGAGCAGGTTCAACAGCCTGGATAGCCGGTTGTCCATACAGTTCTTGCTGAAGTTCTTGCTGTAGGGCATCCTGCTCTTCATTAGTTAATGCACTGAGTTCATTTGCCGCTCCAACATCAGCAGATCCAACGCCTTCGCCAGCAACTGCCACTGGTCCCACGTCAGGTGTTTTAACTCCGGTGGTGGCTCGGGCTCCTCGCTTGCTAGGAACTGAAACGCTAGGCTCACTTGTTCCGGCGACAAGTGCAGAAGGTTTTGCAGGCTGGACATCTTCCGCTCCTTTGAATATAGGCTGGCTCAGAAACGATTCAACGTTACTGGCAATTTTAGGACTACGGTCAGGGGCAGAAGCGTACGTTTCAAGTGTATCTTTTACAACCGCTGCTTGTTCAGGGTCAGATAAATCTTTGCCAATAAGATCTTTCCTTAGTTTCTTATTGGTAGGTCCTATACCAAGTTGCTTAAAATCTTCCTCTGTGATGGGGCGTCCTTCAGTAACAGGTTCTGCAGCAGGTGTTACTTCAGCAGTGCGCAAGGCACCAGCAGTAGGCTGGCCTTTCTTCTTACCTTTGGTTTCAAACAGTTCTTGTTGTTGGGCAGCGGCACCAAAACCCTGCATCGCTATTTTCTCAAGGCCAGTCTTAGTTGCCTCTGAGATATTTGGATTTGCCCGTACTTTGGCAAGAACCTGCCCAATCTCAACCTGATCTTGAGGATCGGTTAAATCTTTACCCTCAAGTTGTTTATAGAAAGAAGAACGCTTACTTAGGCCGGTCTGGTCTAAGATGCTAGATGTAAGCATTGTAGGGAATTCAGGCTCGGGGATAGGGGGGCCAGCAAATTCATCGCCGGGAACAAACCCAACGCCTTCACCCATCATCTCCCTAAACTCACCCTGAACCTGTGCTTGCTGTTTAATTTGATCTTCTAAATCTTTAGCCTCAGTCACAGGCCCGCGCATCCGATAGTAATTCTCAGCATCGTTAAATGCCGTTAACTCATCAATCCGTGCTTGCTCTTCAGCCGTAGGCGTACCTGCCGAAAGCATCGCAATCTCTCTAGACCTCTCCACGTAGGTCATGTCCTGCGGTGCTTTACCTTCTAGTGCTTCAGCCTTTTTACCTTCTTGCTCTAACAACTTTTCACGTGTGGTTGAAGCCTTACGCCCAAGCACCATGTTCATAAAGACTTCAGCAATCGCACCAGCCCCCGCACCGTATGCGGCTTGCTCTCCCAGACCCTCAAGAAGTTCTTGGTCAGGTTTATAGATGCCTTGTGCGATTAAGTTCTGTCCAAGACCCTGTGCAAATTCTTGTAAACCCTCGACTCCCGCAGTGGTCAATACATCTTTACCGCGCTTGACCAGATCAGACTTAAGCCCCTTGGGTAGTTTCTGTACAACATCTTCAGCAGGTCCAAGAAAACGCAGTAAGCGAGCAGTAGGAAGTGCCTCTAAGGCACCGGGGAACATGCCAAGAAACGTGGCTTCTGCTCTTTCTTCAGGGGTAATAAGTTCTTCGGCTTCGGCTCTTTGACGGGCTTCACCAGCACCTGCAGCGGCACCTAAACCTCCACCAACTACCGTACCAGCGGTACGGGCACCCATACCAACTGCCCCCAAGGCTTTACCTGCGATACCACCGGGGACTACAAATGAGCCAATTGAACCCACGGCTTGACCTAAGTTTCGACCAATGGTGTCTTCATAACCAAGAGCGGCTTCAGGAGTTAAGCCTTCCACAATTTTGCGGGTGCGGCCCACAACGGCTTTTTCAGCCTCTTCAGGAAGCAGAGCAGCGGCACCCTCTACAGCAGTGCCTAGCGTTCCAACAAAACCAGCAGGGATACCTTTTACAAACTCTTTGGCTTGACCGAATAGAGTTGGGCCTTCTAACAGTTCTTTAAACTGCTCTCCTGATACACCCTCGTAGGCTAGATACTTAAGAAGATCTTCGTTAGGTGCTCCTGCGGCCGCTAGTTTACGGACGTTAGAAACGATCTGTTCAGAACGTGAAGCCATACTTATCTCGTAGGTGCAAGACCGGGGTATTTTTCTATCATCTCTCTAATATCTATCTGGCCTTTGTTACCCTTTGCTCTAATTTGTTCTGCAATAAACGCATTTAGAGGATTACGTGCGTCGCCCCGCATTTCAGCAATCTCACGTGCTGCTTTGTCAAACGAAATACCTTTAGCCTTAGCATACCTATCAATTACCTCAGCCTCCGCACCCATTCGACCAGCCTGTCGTTCTGCTGCTCTAACCTGACGTTCACGAACAGCAAGTTCTTTAGCATCTTGTTCAAGTTTAAGTGCCGTGCCCATATCACCACGACGGCGAGCATCGGCGGCTTGATCAAGTTTAATTTCGCTATCCAGAATGCCTCTTTCTTCTCCACGAATTTTTTCTTGCGCTTTGGCGTACTCAGTGATAGCAGGCATAGCACCCTGAAGATTTTGGAGTGCATACCTAGACTTACCACCAGCAATTCCTAAACCAGCCTGAATCATGCCAAGAGCACCAGCCTTGTCAATGTCTGAAGTCAACTTCTCACGATATTTAGCAAGGGCTTCTCTACCTTTTATTTCAGCATCATCAGTGACACCAAACCGTTTTTTAAGGTCTTCGACCATCTTTGCATAATCTGTCTGAGCAGCGGCAGGAGCAGCGGCGGTAGTTTCTCTGCCTTCTCCTTCAGTTTCCCGTCGTGAGGTTCTATCTTGAGGACGGGGAACCGGAGCAGCATCTTCATCTCTTGCTTTAGATGCAGGTTTAGCCCTGTCATATCCTGTGTATGTACCTAACAGAGGAGCACCCCGAGAACCAAACCCTGTGGGTTCTTGTCCTTTTAACCGATCTGGAACTTTACCTGAGCGGAAGTATTCTTGAAGTTCTGGAAGGGTAAGGTCTTTTGTAAATTTCTCATATTGAGAAGGAGTACGCTCCCTAGCATACGGATCTGTAGCATCAGGCGCACTAAATATAGGATCAACAAATCCTTCATTCTGAAAGGCCACGATCCCGCCACCTGCATACTCATCAGGCACCATATCCTCAGACACAGGTAAATCCATCAATCCACCACTTGCTGCCATAACAGGAGTTGCGGGTGCAGCAGGCATTTGCGGTGCCATTTGTTGGGCTACTTGGGTTGCACCGAGTCCTGCTGGCGCAGACATAGGAAGGGTGTCTTGTGCAACCGTACCTAGAGGTTCTTGCTCTTGAACTGCCGCAGAACGCATCTTGTCAATAAACATGCCTGCCATAACGCCAACAAGGGGATTAAGAATCCCCAGTTGAACAGCCTGACCAATTTTGCGTTTGTCGCCGCCATATTCCCCTGCAACATCTTCTGGCGACATCATGCTAATTTCATCAATTTCGTACGGCATAGTTATATCACCCTAAAAGTTTGTACGCACCAGCAGCGGCTAGTCCTGCACCGCCTAACTGGGAGAGCATTGATGGGGGAGCCTCATAAACAGTCTTACCACCCGTAGCCGCAAGGTTTGCCGAGCCACGCAGAATGTCAGACAGAAAGCCAAGGTTCTTATACGGGTACTGTTGCTGAGTAATAAAGTCTTGGTAAGCCTGATCCAGAGCACGCTGACGTTCTTGCTGAGTCATACCACCAAAGGCTTCTTGTGCCTTAGCAAGTTCAAGTCCTGCGGTCTGTTGTCCTGCACCAAGTTGACCTAACCCTAGACCCGCTTGAGCAGCAGCCTGTGATCCACGAAGACCAATATCAGCACCAAACTGCATACCACGCTGGGCCTGCTCATACGCTGACTGAAGACCCGTTGCTTGAATCTTAGCCATCTGATCCTGCAGGTTACGCTCACGCTCAGTCATGGCTAAAGTCTGACGAGCACCGCCATAAGTACCCTGACGAGCGGCCGCTAGGTTTGCACCGAGTTGTCCTTGTTGTGCTGCACGGACTGCCTCACGCTGCTGAACATCTACTACGTTCTGTATGTACGGCGACATAAACGCTTGTTGCGCTTCAGGGCTAGTTGCCATACCCATATATTGTTGCCCTGCACCAAGAGCCGCTAACCCACCTGCACCTGTCAACCCAGTACCCGCAGCAAATTGACCCGGCACCTGCATACCAGCCACAGATTGCCTAGCGGCCTGCTGTTGGGAAGTAGATTCGGCTAAACGCTGACCACCATAAGGTGTGTACGGTGCAGAAGTTAAAGCCTCGGCCTTACCAATTAACCGTTCCGCAGTTGGTTTTGCGTATTCGGGTATCGTCGTCTGCGTCGTACTGGTTGGTTGTGGTGCTGGTGCTGAAGGAGAACACATAGTCTCTTACCTCAAAATTTATAAATCATCTGAGTAGCAACATCTTTGAAACCCATACGACGCCAAAGTTTTGCAACTCTCAAATCAGTCATCGCTGACACTAAAACCCGTTTAACCCCACGGCTACGCAACTCTTCAAGAATTAACTTCACCATCTTTTTCCCTACTCCGTTGCGGTGCTCTTTTAAAACAAAAATCGTATCTTCTTGGGCTATTAGGTCTTGGTTGTGCATATCGCTAGTCAAATAAACGTTGCTATATCCAACTGCCACACCATCTAGCCGTAAAACAAAAGTCAACAACCATCCACCGTCACCTGCTCGTACATACTCATCAAGTCTTGGATTGTATGGAGAGTAACTATCTACCCCATCGGCACGAAGCCGCTCAATCATCTCTGAGTAATGTTGTCTGTAGAGTGGTTCTAATTCTTTGTATGTATCCTTAAAATTCGCTAGTGTTATCTCGTAGTTCATGCGGGCATGTATTTTGCTGCGTTGACTTCCGGTGCTTGACGCTTGTTACCGGTCCTTGCTTTTCTTATTTTGTCCATCATCGCGTACAACTTCTTCGCCCCAGCCTTGGATGAACCATTGCCAAGATGCGATACAACATCTGCAGGTACTACAAACTCACCATCAGCCAGACGGGCTTCTTGCTTCCCATCAATATTGGCTTTAATCGAATCACTCATGCCATCACCACCGCCAGATAGGAATCTTGGGGGAAGTGCCGCACCAAGTCCACCCGCAGCAAAATTCTGATCAATTCCGGCTTCCATGCTGGAGTCACGGCGGTCCTGTGCAAACTTATACAACTTATCTCCAGCCAGCGACTTACGCTTCTTGGCAAGCGCAGACAGTCCACCTTGGTTATACCCACCGTCCTCGGTCATCTCATCAAACGGATCTACTTGCCCACCCTCTGCAGCCCTATAAATAGGCATGGGAGTAAAAGTGGGGCTGAAATAATGCCGCTCAGAAGTATCGCCAGGGGTAGGGGCTGGGTTATAAGCAGCCTCCTGTGGGTTCCAAGCAAACTCATACGGACGGATATAGGCTTCAGATGGGGTTGGCCCTTTGGGGGGTTCCATAACCGACGATGCTATAGGTGCTGCTGCGGCTGCCATAGTTCCAAATGGGGTGGCTTTACCAAATGCAGCCCTAGCCGCCGTACCTTCAGGCCCCGTTTTAAATACGTTTGTAAGCCCACTTTTAGCGGCATCAAGTCCTGTGGGGGCTACGCTAGGCGTTGTGGTAATTATTTGCCCAGGAAGAACCTTGGCCTGAGCCACATCTGCTGCAGTCATAGCATCCAAGGCAGGAGATCCAGCCAACGTAGGACTTGTTAAGGCTTGTTGATACGCAGGAGACTGTATAGCGTTTTGAATTACTGACTCTTTGGTAGCGAACTCTGCCCCCGGACCTAAATTACTTTGAGCCATTTCAAAAGCACTTGTGGGTGCCGCCGTAACCTGGGTAGCAACGTCCGTAGCGGGGGTAGCAGCCGACACCAAGCCTTGCCCTAAACCAGCCCCACCATAGGCTCCTAGACCAGCCATAAGACCTTTCTTAAGGCTTTTTGTGGCTATTCCAGTTAAGGCACCCACGGTTAAACCAGCCCCAGTAGCACTCATTAGACCAAACCCTGCCGGACCCAGTGCAAAGCCAGCAATCATAGGTAAAAGGGCTTTTAATACACTTGCTTCGGGTAAACCCGTAGTTGGGTTAATCGTCAGGGATCCGCCCTGAGACATCGCTAAAGCCTGTAGACCTTTGACCTCACCCGGCGTCATGTGGACGAGCATCGAGTCGCCGCCACGGCCTTGACCCTGTAACTGTTGCGCTGCGTCAGCCAGACCTCCACCGGCCATCATGGGCATGAAGTTAGCAGGGGCGGTTTGGTAGGCATATTGGGGATCCATATCGGAATTATCCTAGATTTGTAGTCACTGTAACAGTCCCCACCTGACCAAATCCAAAGACCGGGAGGGGGGCTACTCGTTTGGCTGGTGGGAATTGGGCCGAAATAAAGGTCACGCCCACAATAACGGAT